ACCTTATATCGAAATTGGGATATGGGGAAGGATTGGCTGGGATACTGGGTGGGTACGAAGGGTATAAAACAGCAAAATCTGAAGGTAGATCTACGGAAACCGCTATAGGAGCGGCCGGAGTTCGCGGTGGCTTTGCTACTGCGGGAACTATTGGAGGCGCTGCTCTTATGTCATGGGCCGGTCCATTAGGTGTGGCTGTTGGTGGAATAGTAGGAGGAATTATCGGTGATTGGCTAGGAAAAAGTATAAATAAATATTTGCCTGGAATATCTAAGTCACTTGGATCGTTCTTTACTGGATTTGCGGATGCATTTGTAGATATTAAAAAAGTATTCATGGACTTGAAAGAAACTGCGTGGAACCCTATGATAGAATCTATAACTGGATTGGGATCAGCAATTGCTAATATGTTGAGTGGTCCTGAGGCCCCGTTAGGTGGGTTTTTGACAATCTTAAAAGATATTGGATTTATTATAGGACAAACATTGTTATTTCCACTCCGCGCCCTCGCGGCGGGATTTAGAATAGCAGCGGATATAATAGGAGCCGTTGCCGATCTATTACACGGTAATTTTCAAACCGCGTGGAATAAATTTAAGGATATGTTAATAACATTAATAGATTTATTTGTTAGTCCGTTTAAAGCAATATATAATAAGCTTGCAGAAAATACACCCACGTCGCCAGCAGTTGGTCCCGCTCATGCAATGGGTGGGTTAATCACGGGGCAGGGTATGCCGACGAGTGATAATATCTTAACTCCTACTTCTCCTGGTGAATATGTGATGAATGCAAGATCAACCGAGCAGTATGGTCTTGCAATGATGAATCAATTAAATGCAGGCACATATACATCACCGCCGCCTGCAATTAATAACAACATTGTAGTTAATATGGATAGATTAGAACAAAAATTGGATCAAGTGGTCGCTACCATTGCTAATATGCAAGTATCTATGGATGGTACGGCAGTTGGAAAAATATTGGTTAATAATAGTCAAGCAACATCGGTTGGAGTATTCCGTGCACAATCACGTGCAACTTTTTAACGAGAAATATGAATGTCGTTTAAAAATTTAGAACAACGATTTACTGAAAATGTAAATAAATTATATGATGGGGCTACGTTAAAGTTTGAAGGTGGAAAGGCGAGTATTGGAAAAGCCGATGCTCCCCTCATTACTCGTGTTCCTGGTAAAGGATACTGGAGTAAATACGAAGATCGTGGGAAACCTGTACAAAGTACTATTCAAGATGTAAAACGACTAACGCTTTTTCAAATAAGTAAACCAGGTCTTTTATTTCTGGCTAAACAACAGTTATTACAATCTGGTAATACATTTGAGCAAACCAGATTAATCAATCCTGCGTTTGTTATCGCTAATGCAACTCCGTTTTTACACGTGCGCCGTAATTTACGACCATTTAATAATTTATCAGGAAAGACGGACACTTCAGATGATAATGTTAAAAAACTCGGCCAATTGCAAGTAACAACATATAATACATTAAGTAAATCGTACAAATCCCAAAAATTTATACGAGATCTATATTCTCAATCAGATTTTTCTACATCAAAAAAATTGTCTTTGTTGGGAGCAGTAAAAACTACAGTAACCAGTGCAATAAAATCACAAGTAACACAACTACTATCTCCCATAGTAAATACTATATCTTCATTTACAGCAAAAAATAATATTGGCGATAAATTGGGTGGAATAGATCGAGGGTGGAATAAAAGTAGACCTGAGTTGAATAGCGGTAAAGTTTTTGATATAGACCTTGAAAGTATAAATTATCAAACTAGAACTAGTAATTATTTTAGGAATAAACAAATAGGGGATGGGAATAAAATATTCATACAACCAGACGTGCAAAATCGTCCGTTTTTACGATATTTTTCTTCAGATGCAGAAAGTATTAGAAGTTCCGCCCAAGGAAATAATAATTTGAATGCTCAAGATTTGGCTAAAGATGCAAGAGGAGCCCGCACAAAAATTTCCTATATCAAAGACCCATCCAACTTACCATCAATAACAAAAAATTCAAAAGTACAAACTGCATATTCCACAATTACTACACAATTTGATGATCCTATTGTAGTTTCATTTGCTATGGGTAATCAAGATCCTATACGATTTAGAGCATTTATTAAAGATTTGCATGAAAATGTGATACCAACATATAGCCCACGCCAGTACATAGGAAGAATTGAAAAGTTTATTAACTATACTGGCGTACAAAGAGATATTAGTTTTAAATTAGGAATTGTAGCATTCTCTAAAAGTGAGTTAGATGGGGTTTGGGCTAGAATTAATTATCTAACTGGATTAGCATTTCCTTACAAATTTACAAAAGGATTATTACAACCCAATATTGTAAAATTGACTATTGGAAATGTATATGTAGATCAACCAGGATATATCACTGGATTGGGCACGAGTTTTAATGAATTAAGTGAATCGTGGGAAATTGATGATGGTAAACAAGTACCCATTTCTGCTACTATGGATATGAAATTTACACTGATAGAAAAAACTACCAAAATTGCAGATTCTCCATTTTATGGAATTACTGAAGAGATGGAAGGATTTAGAAAACCCGCCACAGAATCTCCGCCGCTTCCCAATCCATCGAAAGAACAAGTTTCAGTGGAAAATAGAACTACACAAACATCAACATATGATAAATATGGCATTAGTATCGCAGCAGCTGCATTACGATCAACTCTTATAAAAAGATAGAGGATACTTCGATGGCTAGATATTTAAATGATGTCACTATTAAAAAAACAGAAGAGGGGGAACGTTATTATACCTCTGCTATACCAATAGATGCGACGGAGGAAACAATACAGTATACATATAAAGCACGAATGGGTGATAGATGGGACACCCTTGCATACAAATATTTGGGGTCGGCAACATTGTGGTATGTCATCGCAAATGCGAACAATGCGTTAAACGGCTCTATATTTATTAAGCCGGGAACAATTATTACTATACCCCAAACATATTAAAAACTTATGGCACATGATAAGGGCTCTTTTGATTATAAAGTCATAAATTCAAAAATTAAAAACATTTTAGATGTGCGGTCAGAACTGGATAATACCGTTCAGATTGCTATGCCGTTTATAAAAGCAACTACTACTATACAGTTGCCCGACTATTTGGGAGATGGTAATCAAGGATTTACTTTGGGATTGCATGCAATAGACCAAGATCTTAAATTTGAAGATATGTTTTCTTCAACTAATGGTGAAATGCCATTAATAGGATATACATACGATTCAAAGGGAAATACTCATAGAGTATATGCAAAAGATCCTACTAGTGATATCATAGGCGGTATTTTTGATAAGAAATCTTTATATTCAAGTTTAATACTCGATGAGCGATCTAAAAATTCTATAAGAATACCCCCTCCTGGCATCACACAAGCCACTATTGGTAGAAATAAAAACGGATTACTAGCAAGCGCACAACTAACCATTTCGGTGCCATCATTAATTCAACTGGAAAGTTTGCATAGAACATTGTTGATTCCAGGGGTAGGTATGATATTGGAATGGGGACAAATGTTCGCTCAACCGAAAGATGTAACCGCTCAAGAACAGCCAGACATTTCCGAATATTTATTTCCTTGGCACAACATGGAAAAGAGAACGGACTTATTGCATCGGTTGGCATTAAATCAAGTTGGGTTGCAAGAAATTTTAGATAAATATGTATATCCATCTAATGGTCAATATATGTGGATGTTTGGCCGCGTGGCAACCTTTAATACCAAAGCAAATACAGATGGTTCGTTTGAATGTGTAATACGAATAATAGGACCATCGGAAGATGCATGGGCATATTCTACTAGAAATACCGTAGTACCAACGAAAGATCCTTCCGCTAAATATTTTTGTGCTGGGAAAACGAATAGCGTATATTCGTATTTTACGGATACTTCTGCAGGTACAAACTTCAAGAGTTTATTAGACGCTGTTAAAGCATCCCAAAAATTGGTAGAATGGAAAGATCACGTTCAATGGTTTAAAAAAGACAATAAAAAAAGTGGAGAACCAACTACCACCGACCCAGCGCCAAATACAAGTGAAACTACATTACATGAACTTGAAGATTCTTATTTCATAACATGGAGATTTTTTGTAAATATAGTACTGAATGATGCTGACGAAGGAATAAAATCTATTTTTAAAGGGGCACATTTAGAAGAAGGTGAGTTAGAAAAAATTGCATTGTTATTACCGTATAGTGATCCAAATATAGCATCTGCAATTAAAATTAATGATCCCAATGAATGTTATGTTGGGATGAACAAATATTTACGATCAACCGATTTATCTACATTAGTTATTGTAAATGAAACAGCGGCAAATGAAGCAGCACGTGATAAACAGTATGAATCGCCTGCCGCTGGAGAAACATTAGTAGAAACTGCGGATTCTAAACGATTTAAGGCATTAGGAGAATTTGATAAATCTACGGAATTTTCGGATCGAGGGTTCTTAAGCACAGGGGTATGGATTAATCATAAAGCAATAATAGAATCTATGATTGGCGCCGATACTATTCTTCGGGGTATTAGTAATTTATTAGAGAGAATGAATACTGCTACGAAAAATTATTGGCAGCTGACAATTGACATTGCTGATCCTGATGTTGATTCTGGAAAAGCACACAACTATATGGTAGTGGATGCAAACTGGCGAGAAAGTTCGGACAGAGCAGTTTCAAAATTTATTGATAATGTTCATGTGTTTAACAAATATGTACGTACTGATAATCTTGGTAGACTTGTAGGATCGGAACTTACAGAATGTACTATTGATTTATCTCTACCAAAGTTATTATTCACGCAAATTGCCACGTTGGGGTTAGTACAACCCGAGGATTTAAAGCGCGTTGGTGTAGAAGGAACATTGAGTGCAAATGAAATAGCAAAATTACCAAAAACATCAAAATTATCTAGTGCTAACGATACATTGGCACGAATGTTTGCAATAACCACGGTATCAACAAAATCAGACTCAGAACAAGGACCAGATTTAACTATATTGCCAAAGAAAGATCGTGTGAGATTACTGGAAGAAAGTGGTACGTGTGGTAAAGTAAATACACAGACTACGGCTATGACATCGGGGCAAGGTGTCGGCCGCGGATCTATAATACTTTCTGAAGCCATGAAGAATAAAAATTTGGATGAACTACAAAAAATGATTACGGGATCGCAGGAATATCTATCTAAAAATAATTGTGATTCATGCGTTCCTGTATCCAATCCGTCTTCAAATCTACCACCAAAAAGTACAGAATTGGTTGTAAGTGATGCAATAGAATTTAGACAAACGTATCCATTGTCAGCTGCTGCTATAGATCAAGCAAAAATAGATGACCCACTTTATAAAAGAGCTACGCGCGATCCATTTCCTCGTCAACTAAGAGAAAATGTGATGTTATATAGCAAAGGCATTGGCAATGATACTACGGTAGAATATGTACATACCGTAGGATCTTCTCATTATAGTAATCGTGCAATAGACATCCCAACGGATAGAAATAACTCAGCCGATTCAGTTGCAATTAAGAATTTTTGGAAAAGTCGTGGATATTTCACGATTGATGAAGGAAATCACATCCATGTTCAATGGGGAGATGCAACTTCCGTAGTAGTGCCAGCAAAAAATCCATTACTGGGGTCTGAATTTAATTTCGTCGCGGGTACGGACTGTAATGCATGTAATCAACATAGAGCACAGTTGCAACAAGCCAAGATTAGTTTAGCAGAAACAACTTCTACGAATATAAGCATAGAAACCGTTCATAGACAATTTTCTGGATTAGAACGTATTTTTAGATATTTAGAAGTTTTTCCAGATTACATGGTAACAAACATTGCAGATACTGCCGATGGTACAACATCCAATGCATTTGGAGCGTCTCCTGGCGCATTGTCGATCACAGCCGATCTTAGCATGCCAGGAATAAATGGATTACGAGTCGGTGCACTGTTTTGGATAGATAGAATTCCTGTATTTTATAAAGCATTTGGGGCATTTCAAATAATCACTATCGAAGACGTTATTGGTACGGACGGATGGGTAACAAAAATACATTCGGTGTTCAATTATCTCGGAAATAATTGGAAATCAGCTATGGTAGATAAACTTGGAACGGTGAAGAAATGATTGATACCAAATTATTACATCTATTATATAAATCTAATGAGCAAGAATTGTTAACAATATTGGATGCCATGCCAACTCCTGTGATACCGGTAGTTACACAAACTGATGCACTGGAAGGATTTATTACACGATACTTCATACATCAGGTAACCGATGTCAATTTTATTTTAGAAGTTGATAAATACCAATATGAAAAATTTAAGGAAAATCCACGGTTTGCTGTAACAAAAATAAAATGGAAAATTGTGGGTAAAAAAGAAACTATAATATTAAATAATAACGTCAATGTCTACGGGGTAGAAGATCTTAATAAAATTGCCGTAGCAAATGTGGACTTGACATTTCGTGGTCTTCGGAACTATATTACAAACTATCTGGAGTATTGGTTCGCTGAAGAGGTGTAAATGGTTATTAATAGTTACGAACAATATAATATATTAAAAACACGAATGGATCGGGAGATGCATATTTGCACACCGATCTTTCGTGATATGTACTATCATGTCATGGAAAATGAATTGTTATGTGTATGTATAACGTTCATGAACGGCGAACACTTTACCGTATCGATTACTCATGATGATACCCAGCATTTTGAAATACCCGTTGGTAATGCTCTCTGTTTTACAGCAAATTCTAAAGTTCTATCAATCCCGTGTATAGATGTATCTGCGATAGCTTATATACATCAACGGAATATGCCGGTTTGGGGTGATAGTTTCCCGTCGTATGTCCGTGAAACACAGAATGTATTTCGTAGCATACGGAATGTGAACAGAATTATCCCATTGATGGTATGGGGGACTATCGGGGCAAAGTATAATGAGGAACTGTTACAGATTGCACAATTATATAGTCCATCGTCACAGTATACCTATATGCACGAATTATTGTCTACATTGAAGGACATTGAATCTTCAGGACTGTGTGTGGACAGAACAATATTGTCGCAACATTTTTCGTCTGATACAAACCGGGCGTTCAAAAATAATATGGTATATACGGAATATAATGCGTATACCGCCACGGGTCGTCCAAGTAATAGATTTGGAGGAATAAACTTTGCCGCATTAAATAAGTCGGACGGTTCCCGTGATAGTTTTATTAGTAGGTATTCATCGGGATCGTTGGTACAAATGGACTTTGAGGCATATCATCTACGATTGATGGCAAATGAATTGGGAGTAGTACTACCCAGTGAGCAATCTATTCATACAGAACTTGCCAAGGTATACTTCAATACATCAGACATTACAGAAGAAATGTACGCCGAAAGTAAGCGGAGAACCTTTGAAGTCATGTATGGTATGAACACAGAAACCTACAATTTTGAATTGTTTGAAAAGATTCACGAACATAGAAAGCAATATGAGTATGCAACCTCTATCGAACTACCCAGCGGTATTACGGCCGACGTAGCTATGCCAAATGCAAGTAAACTGTTTAATTATTATGTACAATCATTAGAAATGGTACGAACATTACCAAAATTAACTCGTATTATTGACCTCATAAAAAACACTACGAATCATCTGGTGCTGTATACCTATGATAGTATACTGTTGGATATGCAGACTATTGATACTAATATCCTACAACAGATACAAGAGATTTTAGAAGAAAACAAAAAATTCCCAGTACGAGTATATATGGGAAATACATATGGTAATATTAAAGAGATGTAGATATATTCATCCTCTGACGGTAGTTTGACGATTATTTATAATATTTATTAATATTGTTATACCTTTAATGGATGTTATATATGACTAATGAAACGCAATATAAACAAACTGGCGTTTATAAAATAACTAATAAATTAAACGGTAATTTTTATATAGGTTCTAGTTTAGATATAAAATCTAGATGGGACGCCCATATAAAATCTATACACCGTGGATTCAACTACCCAATTTACAACGCATTTAAAAAATATGGGGTTGAAAATTTTAATTTAGAAATATTAGAGTTGTGTAATACTGATAAATTGGTAGAAACCGAACAAAAGTTTTTAGACCAGTGGGTAGGTTCTTCCAAGTGTTATAATATTGCAAAGTTTGCAGATGCTCCAATGCGAGGTAGAACTCATACACAAGACGCTATACTCAAAATGAGCAAAAATAGAAAGTTGGCTACCACGGAGGAAACTAGAAAAAAAATAGGTTCTTCTTGGAGAGGTAAAAAACAACCTATTGAAATGATTGAAAAGAGAGTAAAAAGTCTCCGTGGAAAAAAACGGTCTGACGACCAAAGACGACTGCTAAGTGATGCGGCCACACATAGATATGATATAGGTGGCAAACCATATCCAACTCTCATTCACGACGATGGTAGTGAAATACCCGCGGGAAGAAACATACGTAGAATGTGTAAGCATACAGGATTGAACTTAAGTGGAATATTCAGATTGATACATGGTTCTGTTGATACTTACAAAGGTTGGAGGATTAAATAATGCAACATACCCCAGATTCTACGCAATTGTTGTGCACATTCACATCCGTGGACGAATTAGAAAATACCATTGATGTTATAAAAAATTCGTATGTGTTGGTGTTCAATAAATTATATTTGCTAGAGAATGTAGAAGATGTGAATCAACTAGTACTAACCTATAATATTACCAAAACCAATTCAAATACATTGCCGCCAGTGTCAACCATCTCCGTACATAGAAAGAAGCAAACGAATACCATATATACAATTAATGCAATTAATAAATTGATTGAAATGAAAAACAATGGTATATTAGACAAGTCATTTAGAATTAATTGGGAAGAACTGAAGAACTCCGTATTGGTTACGGCGTATGGGAAACTCAAAATTGTAAATACCAAATTGTCTGATATCATTGAATTATAATATCAGCACTTGACAAACTAAGGTCAGCCCACTACCTTTATAAAGTGGGCACTAAACTCACTAAACACACTAAACTCTAAGAGGTAAACACGCATGGCACTAAACATCTCAGCACTCAAGTCTAAGCTCAACCAGTTCACTCGTCAGAACGACCGTAGTGATGCACTATGGAAGCCCACCGAAGGAAAGACGGTTATTCGTATCGTTCCGTGGAAGGATAATAAGGAAAATCCATTCATTGAACTCTATTTCCATTATCTCGGAAACAAGACACATCTTTCTCCCACATCAAACGGCAATCGTGATCCCATCGTAGAGTTTGCAGATGCTCTACAGGCCGGTGGAACGAAGGATGATTGGCAGCAGGCTCGTCCGTTCCGTCCAAAGCTTCGCACGTTCGTTCCGATTGTGGTTCGTGGTGAAGAAGACAAGGGCGTACGCTTCATGTCGTTCGGTAAGATTGTATACACCGAATTGCTTTCAATCATTTCTGATCCAGATTACGGGGATATTACCGATGTGCAGAATGGTCGGGATATCGTCGTGGAATATATTCCACAGGAAAAGAGTGATACCAATTTTGCGAAGACGATGGTCCGTCCAAAGCCGAACCAGACACCTCTCGCCGATTCCGCAGAGAAGATTCAGAAGCTTCTTATGGAACAGCCTGATATCCGTTCAATTTTCAAGGAACCGTCATACGAAGAGCTGAAGGTTGCTCTTGAACGATACCTTGATCCCGACGCCGTTAAGGCGCCTCCCACCGCCGCTCCCGTTAAGGAACAAGTTACACCCAAGCCCACCTCACCTACGGCAGCTAAGTCAGTAGAGCTTAAGTCAACGTCAGTCAAGGATATGATTGACGAATTTGACGAAGTATTTAACTAACATCACTTGACTTTACTTGGATGGCCCACTATATTCATAGTGGGTCATTCACGTTATTATACTATAGGAAACAAATATGGCAAAAACAGATAAGAAGGTCATTCAAGAACCAGATCGCGATGAACTTGCCTCACTCATCGCAGAATCCTTGAATAAGATGAACAAGGACAGCGATCAAGTTGCATTCTTCCTTGATGGGCGTGAAGCAACTCCTACCGATTTTACTGACTTCATTTCAACTGGCGCAACCATGTTGGATGTAGCAATTAGTAACCGTCCGAACGGAGGAATCGCGGTTGGACGTATTACCGAACTCACCGGTTTAGAGGGGTCAGGAAAGAGCCTGATTGGGGCACAGATGATCGCAAACACACAACGAAGGGGTGGGGTAGGCGTTCTTATTGACACTGAGACAGCGGTCAATGCGGAGTTCTTCAAGGCAGTCGGCATTGATATGAATAAACTCGTATATGTTCAGCTTCAGACCGTTGAAGAAATCTTCGATGCAATCACGACAATTATTGAAAGTGTTCGTAAAGACCCCAAGAAGAAAGATAAGCTCGTTACCATCGTCGTAGACTCAGTAGCAGCTGCATCGACTAAGAAGGAAATGGAAGCAGACTTCGGTAAGGATGGATATGCTACCGATAAGGCTATCATCATCAGTAAGGCAATGCGAAAGATTACGGGACTGTTGGGACGGGAACGTATTGCCCTTGTCTTTACGAATCAGCTTCGTCAGAAGATGAATGCTATGGCGTTCTCTGATCCGTGGACAACTTCGGGTGGTAAGGCCATTGCATTCCACGCATCGACACGGCTTCGCCTTTCTTTACTCGGCAAAATTACTAATTCTAGTGGTGATGTAATTGGTGTAAAGGTCAAGGCAAATGTTGTAAAGAATCGTCTCGGGCCCCCACATCGTACCGCAGAATTTGAAATCTATTTCAATCGCGGTATTGACGATCTAGGTAGCTGGTTGAAGGTGCTCAAGGAAAACAAGATTATCAAACAGGGTGGCGCATGGTATATTTATGTCGATCCAACAACTGGTGTAGAAACCAAGTTTCAATCAAAGGACTTTCAAGCATTCCTAGACGAAGATCCAGTGCGTAAGGAATTACTGTACAGTGAAATTTGTGATTCTCTGATCATGAAATATCAGAGTGAATTTGATCCTGAAGACGTAAGTATTTCGGCGGCAACCGAAGATGAATAATCTAGAAGATATTGTGCAGATGGCAATTGCTGTTGCCAAAGAGGTTTACCGTAGTCATGACACATCTGCATTACTAGAAGAGTTTGAATTGAAACTTCGTAGACAAATGATGCAAACATCATATGGTAAGAAAGAAACTACGTACACAATTACCCCAAGTACCTTGATGGGCACATGGAATACCACGACCGGTACTCGTCAGTGTCCACCCGTTATTAAACCAGAAATTTTACATGGCTGATCTACAGAGTATTTTTCACAACATGAAGTTTGAAGAAGACCCGAAGGGCATGGCATATAATAGTCGAGTATTGTTGGTTGATGCGATGAATTTATTCATACGTTCGTATTCTGCCGTGCCTTCAATGGATGAGGATGGAAATCACATTGGGGGTATGATTGGATTCTTTAAAAGTTTAGGTCTTGCTATTCGCACGTTTAAGCCCACCCGGACCATCATTGTTTTTGATGGAAAGGGTGGGAGCCAAAGTCGTAGAAAGATTTACCCACAGTATAAGGCAAATCGTAAACCTCCGGTTCGATTGAATCGGAGTTATGATCTAACGACGGACGAACAAGAAAAAGAAAATATGAAGTGGCAGTTGGTATCACTGGTTGAAATGCTGGAATGTTTACCCGTTACTATTTTTGCATTAGACAATGTAGAAGCAGATGATGTGATTGCGTATCTATCGCAGTTGGTTACGGCAGAAGGTGGAGATAGTATTATTTATTCCACGGACAAGGATTTCTTCCAACTTGCCTCAGAAAATATTAAGGTATATAATCCTATCAAAAAGAAAACATTTAGTGACCAAGTAATCTTAGAAGATTACGGTATTCATCCTAAACATTTCCACTTCTTCCGTGCCTTAAATGGTGACAAGAGTGACAATATTGATGGGGTAAAAGGTGTTGGCGAAGCCACCTTGAAAAAGTATGTGCCAGAAATTGCAGACCCAACCGCAGAAATTTCGGTGGACATGATCAGAAATAAATATGCAAGTATAAAGAAGGTTCCCAAGATGATTGAGAATATTCTGAATAATGAAGATATAGTGGAAAGAAATATTACATTAATGAATCTTCACGAAAGTATCATGTCGATTGATGCTAAAATGAAGGTAGTCAATAGATTTCAGACTACGCAGACATCATTGCGAAAGGTAGACTTGACAAAGTTGATGATGAAGTCTAGATTACTACAAGCATTCCCCAACTACGATAGTTGGTTATCGCAGAATTTTATTCCCCTTAGTAGATTTAATAATGACACCACAGCATGATACGACGGTAGACAATCTCGCAAAATATGGACCCACTTTTCAGGCAAAAGTATTGGCGAGTTTGTTGTCGTCTACAGAATTTTTACAGCAATCATTAGACGTATTAAATCCCAAATTCTTTGAATCGAATGCGGGGCAGTGGATCGTTGATACCACGATAGATTATTTTGCAGATTATAAGTCGTTGCCCACACTGGAAGTATTCAAGGTTAAGATGGATGTGGTTAATGATGATGTGTTGAAGATTGCCATCAAAGATCAGTTACGTGCAGCATTTCAACGAAAGAACGATGACGACTTGGAATATGTCCGTGATAGTTTTCTAGATTTTGCAAAGAATCAAGCCATTAAGTCAGCAATTATTCGTTCCGTGGATCTATTACAGATGGGTCAGTATGGAGAAATTAAGAGTTTGATTGACGGGGCAATGAAAGCAGGGCAGCCACGTAATATTGGACATAATTGGAGAGACGACATTGGTATTCGACTGTCTGGTATTTCTCGTATTGTTGTTTCTACTGGATGGGACTCTGTGGATCAATTGATTGGTGGTGGATTGGGAGCAGGTGAACTTGGTGTTATTGCGGCACCATCTGGTATTGGTAAGAGTTGGGCACTCGCGACTATTGGAGCAAACGCTGCCAAGGCGGGAAAACGAGTGGTCTATTATACATTGGAATTGAATGAGAATTATGTTGGACTCCGATATGATACGATCTTTACTGGTATTGAACCTGGTAATGTTCCACAGCATCCTGAATTGGTACGTGATGCCGTCGCTGGAGTAACGGGTGATATTATCATTAAATATTATCCCGCACGTTCCATTACCGTACATACCATTCGGGCACATCTTGATCATCTCATCAGTAATAAACTAAAGCCTGATTTAATCTTGATTGACTATGCAGATCTCATGCGATCAGTAGATCGTATAGATGCACGACATCAAGAACTTGGGGCAATTTATGAAGAAATCCGTGGTATGTCGGGTGAGATGGGCATTCCCTGTTGGACTGCTTCACAAACGCAACGCAGTAGTATTCAAGACGAAGTTATTCAGGCCGATAAGATTGCCGAATCCTACCAGAAAATTATGACTGCTGACTTGGTGATTTCATTGTCGCGGAAACTGGAAGATAAGGCAAATCATACTGGTCGGGCACATATTATGAAAAATCGGTTTGGAGTTGATGGTATTACGTTACCCGTATATATGAACACTGGTCTTGGAAAGATTGAAATTTATGATGAAAATTCTTCCAAGGGCATTCTACTGAAGAAGCAAATGCAGGCGGGAGAAGGAATGTTGAAAAAGACTCTTGCACGGAAATTATCTGAACTCCACGATGATTTTTCGGAAGAGTGAGTGATAATTATTAGAACCAACGAACCCAAACCGCTCGGAGATTACCCGAAATGCAGCTAGAATCAAAAATATTGTCAGGAATCACAACATTTCTCAAATACGCTAAGTACCTGCCCGAAAAGAGTCGTAGAGAAACATGGACAGAGTTAGTTGATAGAAACAAGAACATGCATCTAGAGAAGTTCCCTCAGTTAAAAGAGGAAATTGATGCCGCATATGAATTTGTATATAATAAGAAAATTCTCCCATCCATGCGTTCATTGCAGTTTGCGGGAAAGCCAGTCGATTTAAACAATACTCGTTTATATAATTGCTGCTTCCTTCCAGTGGACCATACAGATGCGTTCAGTGAAATTATGTTTCTGTTGTTGTCGGGAACCGGAGTTGGGTATTCCGTACAACGTCAGCATATTGAGAAGTTACCAGAAATTAATAAGCCTACGAAGTCACGTCGATACCTTGTAGGTGATAGTATCGAAGGATGGGCGGATGCCGTCAAGGTATTAGTGACTGCTTATATGAAGGGCAAGGCATTACCACTGTTTGATTTCCGTGATATTCGCCCGAAGGGCGCAATGTTGGTGACCGCTGGTGGTAAGGCTCCTGGCCCAGAACCGCTGAAGGATTGTCTCCACAATATTCAACGGATGTTTGACCGTAAGCAAAACGGTGAACAGCTTACCACACTGGAAGTTCACGATATTCTCTGTTTTATTGCCGACGCCGTGTTGTCGGGCGGTATTCGTCGTTCTGCGATGATTGCACTCTTCGACCTTGATGATGACGATATGTTGTCGTGTAAGTTCGGGGAATGGTATGTGGAAAACCCACAGCGTGGTCGTGCGAATAATAGTGCCGTTATTGTCCGTCATAAGATTGAAAAGGAAGTATTCCTCGACCTCTGGAAGAAGATTGAATTGAGTGGGTCTGGTGAACCTGGCTTCTTCTTTACGAATGATGCAAGTTGGGGATTGAATCCCTGTGCGGAAATTTCTCTTCGTTCATTCCAATTCTGCAATCTCTGTGAAATCAATGCGTCGGATATTGTTGACCAAGAAGATTATAATGCGCGTGCAAAGGCCGCAGCGTTCATTGGAACGCTGCAAGCAAGTTATACCAACTTCCACTACTTGCGTGATATTTGGAAGCGTACCACCGAACGTGAAGCATTAATTGGCGTCGGTATGACGGGTATTGCATCTGGTGCGGTATTGAAGTTGGATATGAAGGAGGCCGCGAATGTGGTGAAAGCCGAAAATGAACGAGTCGCGGGAATGATTGGAATCAATAAAGCCGCTCGTACTACTACGGTGAAGCCGTCCGGTACCTCGTCATTGGTATTGGGTTCTTCATCGGGCATTCATGCATGGCATAATGATTACTATATCCGTCGCATTCGTGTGGGTAAGAATGAAAGTATTTACACGTATCTGTTAATCAACCACCCAGAACTGTTGGAAGATGAATACTTCAAGCCCCATCAGCAAGCCGTCATCAGTATTCCACAGCGTGCGCCAGACGGAGCGGTTACTCGGCAAGAATCTGCATTGGATTTACTCAGCAGAGTAAGTAAAGTGTGGAAGGAATGGGTCAAGGTTGGTCATCGTAAGGGTGAGAACAAGAATAACGTCTCAACCACGATTACGATTAAGCCAAATGAATGGGAAGAAGTCGGGGAATGGATGTGGAACAATAAAGAAAATTTCACGGCATTAAGTGTTCTTCCCTATGATGGTGGCTCTTATATTCAAGCTCCTTTTACCGATTGCACTAAAGAAGAGTATGACCAGTTGGTAAATAACCTGCATAACATTGATTTAAGTGAAGTAATCGAGCTTGGTGATGATACGGATTTATCGGGTGAGGCCGCCTGCGGAGGTGGTGGGTGTGAAGTAGTATGAAGTTAAAAGATTTGGTCACCATTGTTATTCCTTGTAAAAACGAAGAAAAATATATTGGACACTTGTTGGGAGATTTATTTCTCTCGGTGGAAATTGGAGAAGTACGAATTATTATTGCCGATGCAGATTCTACAGACAACACCCGAAATGTCATCAAGGATTGGTCGCGTGGATTAAACATTGAAATAATCCAAGGTGGTCAGGTTTCTGAAGGAAGAAATAATGGTGCCAAATTAGTTACTACTCCATATATTTTATTTCTTGATGCCGATGTTCGGTTTTTTTCGCCAACTACCATATATGATGCTATACAATGTATTCATGAGAAAAACCTAGACTTAGTTACATGCGGTATTAAAAATTATGGAACAGATTGGAGAGCATCTACACTGTTCAATCTATTTAATATTTGTAATGGTGTCATGGCATATTTTACTCCATTTGCTATCGGGGGATTCTTTTTAACTCGTCGCAGTACATTTGAAGAATTTGGAGGATTCCCACTTGATTATGATACATCCGAAGATTATATTTTAAGTAAGATGTATGATACAAGAAAGTTCAAAATTCTACATCATCATTTCGGACAGGATGAACGTCGTTTCAAAAAAATAGGTTACATTGGAGTGTTGTGGTTTATACTCGTAAATTTCGTTAACCGACATAACTTAAAACATTTTGAAAACGCTAAAGTTAATTACTGGGATTAATACTTATGAAACGATATAAAGCTATCATAGTATCCGATGTACATTTAGGTACAGACGATAGTAAGGCAGTAGAATTTTTAGAATTTCTAAACAGCCATCATACTGATATTCTTATTATTAATGGAGATTTTGTTGATGGGTGGGCATTATCTCGCGGAGTACGATGGAGAAGTAGACACACAAAAGTAATCTCCAAAATATTAGATATTTCACGTAAGATACCTGTCGTGTGGATTCGTGGAAACCATGATGAATTTTTGCATGAGTTTATGCATATGCATCTGGGCAAACTTCAAGTAGAAGAAAATTACATCTTGGATTTAGGTGAAGGAAAAAGATATTTTATTTTCCACGGCGATATCCTAGATGTGTTTGTTTCTAAATGGAAATGGATTGCAAAAATAGGTGGACGAGGGTACGATATAGCATTAAAATTAAATACGTGGTATAATAAATGGCGGAAGTGGAGGAAGTTACCATATTACTCTATCTCCAAAGATATTAAGAAGGGAGTGAAGGCAGCAGTAAACTATATCACAGATTTTGAAGTAAGCGCAACTAAATTGGCAAAACAAAACAATTGTGATGGGGTGATTTGTGGACACATTCATCAACCAGAAAATAGACAAATTTCCGGAGTACATTATCTAAATTCTGGTGATTGGGTGGAGAATCTAACCGCAATTGTAATAGACCATGACAATAATATTAGCATCAAGGAGTTTCATAAATGATTATCGTAACGAGATTTACCGCCAGTTGGTGCTCCCCCTGTAAGGTTCTAGCCCCTGTATTTAAGGGGCTAGAGGCTGAAATGACTGACATCAAGTTTATTACTGTAGACGTAGAAGAGCAACCGAATGTGGCAGCATTGTATCAAATTAGAAATGTTCCAACGGTTATTATTGAAAAGGATAATGTATTAATTGAAAAGTTTGTAGGCATACAACCCAAGCAAGTATATGTTGCGACAATCAACGGAGCGATGCACAATGAAAGTTAAACGGTTATCAGAAGTAGCAGTATTGCCACAAAAAGCGCATGCAGGGGATTTGGGATATGATTTGTTTGCATCCGAAGAAATAACGGTATGGGCAGGACAAACGACGTTGGTACCCACGGGGATTGCCATCCAATTTCCAGAAGGGTATGGGGCATTACTTCGTGATCGGTCATCGGTAGCAACAAAACGTGGATTGTTTGTTGTTGCTGGAGTTATTGACAATGGATATAT